CTCCAACATATCGAATGGCTAAGGACATAGCGTGGAAGGAAATAAAGAAATTAGTACCGAAAGAATGGGTGAAGTCTAAGCACGAATCGGACTTAAAGATCGAATTAATTAACGATTCAATGATTGAGTTGAAGGGAACTGAGAACGCAATGGCACTAAGGGGTCGAAGTTTAGCGGGAGTTGTGCTAGACGAGGCTGCTTTCATGGATTCCGAGGTTTGGTTTGAGGTAATTAGACCAGCTTTAGCGGACAAACAAGGGTGGGCATTATTTATCAGTACTCCCGACGGAACTGCGAGCTGGTTTTACGATTTGTGGTGTTACGTGCCAGATGATCCCACCGAGGATTGGAATAGGTGGAGTTTTACAACAATTGAAGGGGGAAATGTACCAGCAGAGGAGGTTAATGCTGCTCGTGCTCAGCTAGATCAACGTACTTTTAGGCAAGAATTTGAGGCCAGCTTCGAGAATCTCACGGGTCTCGTCGCAGTCTCATTTTCCGATGAGAATATCTCTGCTGTAGCTAAGGATATAAGTGTTGCACCCCTACTTTTGGGGGTTGATTTCAACGTTGACCCTATGTCTGGTATCTGTGCCGTTAAAGACGAGGATACTTTATATGTATTTGACGAGGTAATTATGACTGGGGGAGCAACAACATGGGATTTTGCCGAAGAAGTACAACGCAGATATGGTGTAGATAGGCGAGTTATTGCATGCCCTGACCCTACAGGTGGTGCAAGGAAGACTTCCGGTGTTGGAGCTACTGACCATACGATTTTAAGGCGAAGTGGGTTTAATGTTTCTGCCCCTCGTTCTCCTTGGAAGGTTAGGGACAAAATAACATCGGTTAACACAGCACTTTTGGATGCAACTGGCACACGTAGGACATTTATTCATCCACGTTGCAAAGAGTTAATCAAATCTTTAAGGACTCTTACGTATGCACCAAATACAGGATTACCAAATAAGAATTTAGGCGTTGACCATGCGTTTGACGCTTTTGGTTATCTATGTTTACAACAATTCAATTTGGCAAAACCGGAGACTTTAGGGCAGACTACGTACAGGATATACTAATTAGGAGGAAGTTTTATTCTATGGCTAAATCTGCTGCCAGCAAGCGTTGTGAAGGTTATCTTGCTACTGTTAAGAAGGGAAAGAAGTCTAAGAAAGCTTCTTCTAAAACCAAATCTAAGAAAAAGTAATTATGGAGCTTTCTAAAGAACAACTTGACGCTGTTGAAGCGGTCAAAGGAACAAGAAATCCTGCTCTATGGGATCCTAGATGTCAACAGTATTTTGAGAAAAATAAAAAAGGAACTACAAAAAGTACTGTAAAAGTAGACAGTACAAGTTAAACTATTTACATAACTTTCTTTTTGTGATTTATTATGGCCTTTTATCGTGGCGAAGAAGGCTCCGTCAAGTTTAAAAATGCTGCTGGTACTGTTGGTGCTGTAGCTTCAACAAGGAGCTGGAACTTTTCTTTAACAAAGGATGTTTTAGATACAACTGCACAAGGCGATACAGTTCGTACTTATGCGGGTAGTTTCATTAACGGTAGTGGATCTGTTGAGTTGCTTTACACAGGAACTTCTGGAGATGAAACACAGCAGTTTATTAAAGATGTTTTGACATCACAAGATCCTGCTGATGCTCAATTTGAGTTGTATTTATCTACTTCTGGTTCTAAGAAGATTGCTTTTAATGGCATAGTAACTGGGACAGATTTTGGTACTACCGTAGGAGATTTGCAGGCACTTACTGTTAGTTTTCAAATGAGTGGAGCACTAACTGCTGACGCTTATTAAAACGGGGGCTAATCACAAGAGGAGAAAATCGTGACTTATGCTGTTCCTGGCCCAATTCGCACAAGCATTGTCAGCTCCACCTCTGTAGGTGGGGATGACAGTCCTTTTACACGCACTCGTGCTGTATTGGATATGGTGAAGGGCTGGGAAATAATGAAGGCAGTGAGTAGTGGGACAGAGTATTTACGTGATAATTCCCAAGCTTTCCTTCCTTTAGAGCCACGAGAGGATTATGAAGCTTATTTATCCAGGGTAAATAGATCTGTCTTTTCTCCTTATACCCAGCGTTTAATTAGAGCTGCTACTGGTTTAATTTTAAGGAAACCAATTAGTATTACTGGCGATCCATATTGGACAGAAGAGTTTGTAAAAGATGTTGACGGCTGTGGATCAGATTTAGACGAATACGCACGTAGATTGATACTTTGTTCCCTTACTTATGGCCATAGCCATACTTTAGTAGACTACCCTGCTCCTACTGGTGCAGTTAGTCTTGCTGAAGAGAGATTGCAAAATAGAAGGCCATATTGGATAGAAATTGATCCTACTAATGTTTATGGTTGGAGATTAGATAGAGAGGTTAATTACGGCAAATTAATACAAGTTAGAATAGCAGAAAAAGCAGTCGTACCAACGGGAGAGTTCGGTGAAAGAGTGTTTGATCAGGTAAGAGTGATTGAACCCGGAAAGTATAGAATTTACCGTAAAAAGGAGGCTGAAAAGGCATTATATACCGCACAAGATAATAGTTATGCGGGTGATTTTAGCTCACCAGCTAACGCAAACGACTACGAATTGATAGAGTCTGGTGAATACTCTCTAGGGGAAGTCCCACTTGTTACTGTCTATTCAGGCAAGACAGATACATTAACAAGTAAGCCGCCAATGTTAGATATTGCGCACTTAAATCTTGCACATTTCCAAAGACAAGCTGACTTAATACATAGTTTGCACGTAGCATCACAACCAATGCTTGTTTTAGAAGGTTGGGATGATCAAACCAAAGACATGGCAATCAGCGTCAACTATGCAATGGCGACGCAACCTGGCAACAAAGTCTATTACGTTGAGCCAGCATCCAGTGCATTTGAAGCGCAAGCGGCTGAAATCCAAGAGTTACAATTACAAATGGCAACTTTGGGCATTAGCACGCTTTCGCAACAGAAATTCGTTGCAGAATCGGCAGATGCGAGAAGACTTGATCGAGTGGATACTAACTCCATGCTTTCGATGGTTTCGCTCGAATTAGAGCAGAAACTACAAAAAGCGTTTAATTTATCTGCTGCTTATGTAGGTTTAGAACCCCCGGAAATTAAAATTAGTCGTGATTTTGATATTGAGAGGCTAATCGGGCAAGATGTAACTGCTTTAACTTCACTATTCGAGCAGCAAATAATAGACAGAGAGGAATTTAGGCAGATTTTAGTGCAGGGAGAGGTATTACCTACTGCTTCAGAGACTGAAAGTGATTAGTATATTATAATAGTAGTCAAGTACTTACTTTCATTATGCCTTCTATCAAGTTAGATAATGGTGTAAGGGCTGAAGACTTAGATGCTGCAATAGCAGCTGATAAGGGAGAGTCCACACCTGCGCCTAAAAAAGAGGCTCCAGCTCCTAAAGCTAAAGCTGTAGCAAAACCTGAAACACCTAAAACACCTGAATAATTATGGAAGAAAGAGTAATCCAGCCGGAGTCTGTGGCTTCTGCTGAGCAGTCTGTGGCTGCTACTGATACTCCAGAGAAGACTCCAGCCCCAACAATTGATGTTGATGCTTTGAGAGCCGAGTATGAGGCTAAAATAGCTGCTGAGCAAGTAGCGAGAGAGAAAGCAGAGAAAGGGTTTGGGGAATTGAAAGCTAAAGTTGATGATATGTATAAGAAGGCAGATGAAAAGCGAGTAAAAACACTTGAGGATCAAGGCCAGTACAAATCTCTCTGGGAAGAGGCAAACAAAACTGCTCAGTCTAAAGAGTCTGAAATAGGTACTTTAAGGAGTGAAATTGAAGAGTTAAAACGTTCAACTGAGCGTGAAACTGTTCGTAACGCTGCTTTAGCTGCTATCAGTAATGCTGGGGCTATTAATGCTGAACAAACTCTGTCACTTTTGCAGTCAAATCTGAAGAAGAATGATACTGGTAAGACAGTTATTTTAAATGGTGGAGTTGAGCAAGATTTAACTACGTATTTAAATAATTTAAGGAATCCTGGTTCTGGTTGGGAGCATCATTTTAAGGCCACAAGTACTTCAGGTATGGGATCAAAACCTAGTCCCACATCTAATGTTGCTCCAGGACAAGACAACCCTTGGAAGACGGGCAATCTCACGCAACAAATGATATTATCTAATCAAGACCCTGATCTAGCAGCTGTGCTGCAAAGAGAGGCATCTCAGTAACACGAACTCTGATGACTTTTTAACAAGTAAGTCTGTGACTTATGGGAAAAGTTATCTTTAGATCTGTGATTTAAGTGGAGTGTGTTACTACCAAGTCTGTGGCTTGGCGGTCAATTAAACCGTAATTCTTAGGAGGAAGAAATGGCAGCCCCATTTCAGAATTACTCTGGCGGTGTCCTTCTCGCAGACATCGTAAAGAGAAATAATCTGTCTCGCTATGTAAGTGAGGCAATTAAAGAGCGCAGCTTATTCATTAAGAGTGGAGCTGTAACTCGCAATTCTTTCCTTGATGCCAAGGAAGGTGGTACACGTATTCAAGTCCCTGAGTTCAATCCAGTTTCACCTACTGAAGAGGTAATGACTGGTGCAGCTAACTGGGGTACATCTACTGCTGGTTATTTAACACCACAGAAGATCACCACAGATACACAGATTGCATCAATCTGCCACAGAGGTTTTGCCTATGCGGTTGATGATATTGCAACTTTGGCTGCTGGTGAAGATCCAATGCTTCACATCCGCAACCAGCTTGCAGATGCAATCAACAAGTTAAATAGCCAAAGACTTTTCTATCAGTTACACGGTCTATTTGGTACAGCTCTAACAACAAATAAGTTAGATCTTGCTAAGGCTGCTAGTTCTGGTGCTGCTGAAGCTAACTATCTAACTGGTGCAAACGTAGCTCAGGCTCGTGCATTACTTGGTGAGCGTGGCGATGAGTTAGATACTCTAATCGTTCATCCTAATGTTGGTTTCTATCTCTATCAGGTAGGTTTACTAACATTCTCTACTGCTGCATTAACTTCTGGTGGCGCAGTCACCTGGGGTGGTGGTGGAGCTGGTGTTAACGCTAGCAGCATCGGCACATTCGCTGGTATGAATGTCATCATGGATTCTCAGGTGAACGCAGTTCAGCCTGGTACTTCTGGTCACATCAAAGAGTACTACTGCTACTTAGTTAAGGGCGGAACAATCCTTGATCC